TGGCTGGTAACAAACGAAATTGACAGAGCACAGAAAGAAAGAAAAGGCTTAGTCATTCTAGGTATTAGACGTTTTGCTAAGTCCGTTATTGAGGCATCTTATATTGCATGGGGTGCAACATTTGATGAAAACTCACAAAACATTATTGCTGGTTTGAACGCTCCAGATATTAAGCTTATCACAGATAAGATTGATAAGGGGCTTAACTTCATTCCAGAATATTGGAGATGGCAGAGAATTGAGGATAACTGGAAAAACCAAGTTACGCTTGGTATCAAGACCAAGTCTGGAGAACGTATCCCCTTTTCTTCCATCTTAATTCGTAACCTTGATGAAGGTAATAATGAGGAAGCTATCGCAGGTACAAAACCTAGAAAGCTCATCATTGATGAGATAGGTAAGGGAAACTTCTTACGTGGATTGCAAGCTGCAATTCCAGGTTTCACTACACCATTTGGTTGGGGTTGTTCTCCAATCCTTACAGGTACAGGTGGTGATATGAAGAAGTTTATGGATGCAAAGAGCTTAATGTTCGATGTAGACAACTTCAATTTCCTTACATATAATAATGAGAAAGACACAACTCGCATACATGGACTTTTTATATCTAACAAGTATAGAATGGAGGCCAAAGAGAAGAGCTCTCTTGGAGCTTTCTTAAGTGAGCCTTACACATCTGATTTACATAAGATTGAGATGTTGGTAAGTGACCAAGAGAAGGCTGACCAAATCACTGTGCAAAACTTAGAAAGACTTAAGAAAGCTGGTGATAGAGTTGCCTATCTAAAAGAAAAGATGTACTACCCACAGGAAGTGGATGACATATTCCTCAATGAAGACACCAACATCTTTGATATTGAGGCTGCTAAAAGACAAAAGAGCAGGCTATTACAACAAGAAAGAACAGGTACACCTATTATATTATTCAATGATGGAGAAAAGATAAGTCACGAGTTTACAGATAAGCTCCCTATATCTAACTTCCCTCTTAAGAATAGTGATCAGAAAGATGCTCCTGTTGTTATATATGAATTCCCAATTGATAATCCTCCTTATGGATTATATGTAGCTGGGGTCGATCCATATAGACAAGGACAATCTGCATATTCAAGTTCGTTAGGATCTGTGTATATTTATAAAAGAATGCATGACCTAACAGGTGAGAAATATCAAGATATGTTCGTAGCTTCGTATTGTGCAAGACCTGAAAAGAAGGAAACTTGGGAAGAACAAGCTAGACTTCTTATCAAGTATTACAATGCTAGAACGCTTTGTGAGAATGATGATATATCATTTATAGAATATATGAAAGCTAAAGGAGATGCTCACTATTTAGAAAAGCAACCTCAATGGCTTATGGAGATTGTTCCAAACACAACGGTTAAACGTGAGTATGGAATTCATCGTTCAAGTCAGAAGATAATTGACTATCTTCACAACTGCTTAAAGAAGTATTTGGAAGGAACGATATATAAAGAGACGAATGAAGCTGGTGAGACTGTGAGAGAAGTGTTGGGTGTGAGTAAGATCTTTGATCCTGTACTACTTGAAGAAGTTATTCAGTACAATGACTCAGGTAACTTTGACCGTATCATTGCTGCAGAATTAGCTATCGCTCAAGCACTTAAGATGGACCCTATTATGGGTAAGATTGGCGGAACTTCTGATGATAGAGTGAAAGCAATGTATGCAGGATCACCAAAGAACCCTTTATTTTCTACATCAAGAGGAATATTTAATAAAAGAAAACGTAAACTTTTTACATAATGGCAATTATACGGTATACAAAAGATGCTACAATTAGGTATGCATATTTAAATATATTTCCTGATCAGTTCAAGACTGAGAAGGAGAAGCAAGATGAGAGTTGGATTAAAAACACAATGGACTATTTTGCCAACAAATCATACGCTGAGTATGTAAAGAACAGAGACACCTTTGTCAAGAACTATGATCTTGTTAAGGGTATTTTGCGTATGGAGGATTTCTATCAAGAGCCTGTTGTAAGTAGCTTTACACAAACATTAGAAGCTAACTTAAATCTTCCTTCATATGTAAAAATGTATTCTATCATCACCACTCCTCTTAATGAGTTAGTTGGTGAGATTTCTAAAAGACCAGATGCTTTCCGTGTGAAGGCATTTGATGATGATAGTCAAGCTGAAGAACTAGAATTCAAAACTGGTATTCTACAAGAATACGTTATCAATCAAGCTAAACAAAAGATTTTAAATCAAGCTCAATTAAGTGGACAGGAGTTAGAAGAAGAAGAAGTTCAGCAAATGACAATGGATCAGGTGAAAGATGAGCTAGATAGCTACACATCTATTGCTGAGAAATGGGCTAACCATATTCTTACTTGTCAGAAGGCAGAGTTTAATCTTAAGGAGAAATCAGAAGATGCCTTCAGAGATATGTTGATTTCAGCTAGAGAGTTCTACCATATATATGAGGACAACTCAAAGCTTGGATTTAACATTGAGGTGGCTAACCCTAAGAACACTTGGTTCTTAACCACTCCAGATAGAAAATATGTTTCAGATCCTACAGGTAGAGCACAAGGAGCTTATGCTGCTGGTATTGTACAGGTGATGGAACTATCTGAAATTATTGAGGCTATTCCAGATATTACTAAAGAAGAGATTGACCACTTACGTAGTTCTTTACAAGACTATGGTTTGATCAACGTACGTGAATCAAATCTTGGTAATCCAGATGCAACACCTGGTATTGATTCAGTACAATATGATACATACGATCCTCTTGTTCTACAAACAAGAATGATCATTGAATCAGAGATGAAAGAGAATGATGATGGACTTAAAGACTTCTTAGGTCTTACATCTAATGTAAGCTCATTTGGTTATAAGTATGTTGTTGTTAGAGCCTATTGGATCTCTAAGAAGAAGATTGGTAAACTAATCTACTTAGATGAGATGGGTAATGAGCAATCTATGCTTGTTGATGAAAACTATAAGAGTAAGACAATCCCTACAGAAGTTTCTTTAGAATGGGGTTGGATTAACCAATGGTATCAGGGTATTAAAATTGGTCCAGACATCTACCACATCAAACCTTACAAATTATTAACCTATTGTCCTATTATTGGATTGGTTCATGAGGTTAAGAATACAGAAGCTAAAAGCTTAGTAGACTTAATGAAACCATTCCAAGTGTTATATAATGTATGTATGAACCAGCTTTACACACTTCTTGAGAAGGAAGTTGGTAAGGTGTATCTAACATCCATCAGACATATTCCTGTTCCTAAAGATGGTGATGCTCAAGATGCTTTAGATATATGGGAACTAGAAGCTCGTAACAGAGGGGTTGTATTTATTGATGATTCTCCAGAGAACTTAAAAGGTCAGTCTAGCTTTAACCAGTTTAGAGATATTGACCTCACACGTACGCAGGAGATTCAATCTCGTTATACACTAGCTATGCAACTTAAGCAAGAGTGTTGGGAACTGATAGGTATGTCTAAACAAAGACTTGGATCTGTATCAGCTAGCGAAAGTGCTACAGGTACAAACGCAGCTCTTACTCAGTCTTATTCTCAAACAGAACCTTTGTTTGTAGCTCATGAATATGTTCTTGGTCAATTGTACCAAGCTATCATTGATGCTGCTTTATATGTAGAATCTAGCAAACCACAATCCACCCTATCATACATTACATCTGATGGAGAATCTGCTTTCGTACAGGTGAATGGATCTGATCTCAGATTCCGTGATCTTAAGGTGTTCTTAACCAATCGTCCTGAAGATCAGAAAATGTTTAACGAATTACGTGGATTGTCTCAAGCTGTTATACAAAACGGTGGTTCATTACATGACATCATTGAACTTTACAGCACCAACTCTGTACGTCAGATGAAAAAGGTGTTTAAGAGTCTTAAAGATAAGCAAGATGCTATGCAACAACAACAGTTGGATATGCAACAGCAACAACAAGAGCAACAACAAGAGCAAGCTATGGCTCAACTCCAACAGGCTCAAGCATCTCAAGAGAGACAATTGGCTAATGATAACTACCAAGCTGAACTTGATAGAATCAATAAGAAGGAGATTGCACTTATTGCTGCTGAATCAAAAGCAGGTTCATTGGCTGATGTAGATGAATCTGGAACTCCTGATGTATTGGAAATCAGCAGGTTAGCATTCGAGCAATCAAAAGCTACTAAAGATTATGAAGCAAAGATGAATGATATTCAATCTAAGAATACATTAGCTGCTCAGAAACTACAAGTTGAAAGAGAAAAACTAAAAGTGGCTAGAGAGAACCAAGCAAATGATTTAGCTATTGCTAAAGAGAATGCTAAGAACAGAGCGAGTAAGAAAACTAAGTAATTATGTTAGATAGGCTGATTGACGTTGTGTTACAATTTGGCTCAGACGTACTCCCTGGTATTATTATCAGGGATTACGAGGAGGCTGTACTTCTAAGATTTGGTAAATTTAAAAAGGTGTTGAAACCTGGGTTCCACCCAAAGATACCATTTGTAGATGAGGTGATTGACCAACATGTCGTTATTACAACATTGAGCCTTCCAGCACAATCTTTGTATACCAGTGATAGACAGAATATTGTTGTCAAGGGGGTAATCAAATACAAGATATCAGATGTAAAAACATTCCTGTTAGAAGTATTTGATGCCCAAGATGCAATAGCTGACATGTCACAAAGTGTCATAAAAAACGTAATCATGTCTATGTCCCTGGAAGAATGTACGGATGCAGAACTTGATAACACATTAACTAAGAAGGTGAGGGTTGAAGCTAGGAAATGGGGTGTTGAGATTCAACAAGTTACGCTCACTGACCTAGCCCCAATCAAGAGCTTTAGATTAATAAATGACACAATTACAAACAATCTTGATTAGAGTGAATTACATTAATGCTATATTATCGTGAATAATGGGCCTTATAGTGCACTACCTCTTTGGTATTAATTTATAATAATATACTTTTACATCTGAAAACCAATAATAAAATAAACTACATATGGCTGAAAATCTAGACAACCCGTCAATGGGAAACTTTAGTATTCAAGATACTATGGAAATGGGCATGGGAAACCAAGAGCTTTTAAGTGACTTATTTGCTCCTGAGACTTCTACTACCAATCCTGATGATATCCAAGATATTAAAGATGAACCTGCTCCTGCACCTAAACCTGCAAAGAAGACACCAGCTCCTGCTGCTGCTTCAGAAGAGAATGATGAGGAAAATAAAGAAGATAATAAAAAATCTTTACAGGACTTTTTACTAGGTGGAGATGATGAAGAGGATGATGATGAAGATGATTCTCCTGCTCCAACTCCCAAAGCAAAAGCTCCTGCAGATACAGAAGATGATAATGAAACAGAAGGTGATGAACCATCTAGTCCATTTACATCTCTATCTAGAGATCTTTTCAAACTTGGTGTATTCACCAATGATGAAGATGATGAAGAAGTTAATATCTCAACTCCTGAGGAATTCCTTGAGCGTTTCCAAGCTGAAAAGAAGAAAGGAGCTATTGAGGTGGTAAACAACTTCATTGGTCAGTTTGGAGAAGATTATCAACAAGCATTTGATGCCATATTTGTAAAAGGAGTAGATCCAAAAGAGTATTTCGGTACTTATAATAATATAAAGAGTTTTGCTGAGATGGACTTAGCAGACGAATCTAACCAAGTTGCAGTAATTAAACAAGCACTCTCTGATCAAGGATTTGATCCTGAGGATGTTACAACAGAAGTTGAAAGACTTAAGAATTACGGTGATTTGGAAACTGTTGCTACTAAACACCACAAAGTGTTGGTTAAGAAAGAAGCAGCAAAGCTCCAACAAATGGAGCAAGAAAATGAAAGAAGATTACAACAGCAAGCTGCTGTTAAACAGCAATACTATCAAAACGTTCAGTCGGTATTACAAGAAAAACTAAAAACAAAAGAGTTTGACGGTATTCCTCTGAACCCTAAATTGGCTGGTGAACTACAAGATTTCCTGTTAGTAGATAAGTATAAGACAGCATCTGGTGAGACTCTCACAGATTTTGATCGTACTATTCTAGAACTTAAGCGTCCAGAAAACCATGCAACAAAGGTTAAGATTGGACTTTTATTAAAGATTTTAGAAAAGGACCCTACTCTATCTACAATACAAAAGACTGGTATCACCAAGAAGTCAAATGAATTGTTTGGTGAAGTTGCTAGACAAGTTAGCAAAAGTTCTACAAAAACAGGAAATAAGCCCAAGCCTACAACTTCATGGTTTCAATAAACAATTTATAAACATTAATTAAAAAAATAACAAAATGGCAATTCAAACAATTCCAGGTTTAACTGGCTTTACGTATGCTCGTGTTGCTTCTATGGACAAGCGTGCAGTAGGTAAGTTGACAGATGCAAACCACTTGGAGAGTTTTCACTCGACTGAGCCAGCAGATTATGATAAGAAGATTATCAGTTTGTACACTCAGAGTTCTCTTTACAGTAACGATTTCTTGGATATGATTAACAAGAGCACTCCTTACTATATCGATAACAACAGTGATGCTTGGAAGTGGCAAGTACAAGTTCCTTACAAATTCCCTAAAATCATTGATATTCCTGATAGCACTCTAGCTCTAGATAAGCCAGGTATCGATGGTCAAGAGTTTTCTCTTGTAATTGACACTAATGAGTTCTCTAAGAATGCAATTGTTTCTGTAGGTACTCGTCAGTATGGTCCTCGTTTCTACGTGATCAAAGATCCTATTCCTTGGAATATGGGCTTTTTGTACACCTTCACTCTTGTGACTGACAACCCTCAAGTAGATTACGTAAGTTCTACTTTCTTACAGACTGGTATTGAACTTGAATTAGTTGATGCTGCTATCGGTGAATTCGATCAAGACTTATTAGGTCTTCCTCGTTTAGGTGAGCAAATCACTATGTTTGAATCTTTAGGTTCTGCATATGGTTATGAGCACAAGATCACTGAGTGGGCTGATGACAAAATGATGCGTGATGCTTCTGGTAAGCCTCTTGACATCTTAGTATATGCTCCACAAAGACGTAACCAATTACCTTTAACTCGTAACGATGTTAAATGGGAACCATTTATTGAGTTCTGGATGCGTAAGTCTATGTTAGAATTAAAAGTTAAGCGTATGATCTGGGCTAAGCCTGGTACCGTGAAGACTAATGGTTCTAAGCAAGAATTAAAGCGTACATCTGCTGGTGTATACCACAGAATGCGTAACAACGGTAACTTAGTACAATACAACCGTGGTGAGTTCACTGCAAACTTGATTCGTTCAGTGTTTGGTGACTTATTCTATCGTCGTGTTGATGTTAAGGATCGTAGAGTTAAAATGTACACTAACGAAGCTGGTTTCGATGTGTTCCAACAAGCTCTTAAAAATGATGCACTTAATTCTGGTTTAACTTTCATGGCTGATTCTGGTAATCGCTACATGCAAGGAGAAGGTCAACACATCACTTACAACTTTGCATTCGATGCAATGGTTACACGTGAAACAGGTCGTGTTGAACTAATTCACTTAAAAGAATTAGACCTTCCTCAAACTAACTTAGAATTCGGTCAGAACAAAAAATCTACTCCTGTATTCATGGTGTTTGATGTATCTCCAATGAGCGATGGTTCAATGGTAAACAACATCCGTGAAGTACGTATGAAGGGTGCTCCTTCAATGACTTGGGGTTATATCGATGGAACTCGTCACCACTTAGGTTTTGCTAAGTCTCAAGGTATGAGTTCTGCGAACAAATTCCCTGGTTATGAGATTTGGATGAAAGACCGTTGTGATGTATTCATTGAAGATTTATCACGTACAGTATTAATCGAAGAAATACCACAATTCTAATCTAACGATTAGGCATAACCTACCGAGAAGAATTCCCCCCCACTACTCCACGTGGGGGAGTCTTCTCACACAGATGGATGGATACAGATTACATGTCTGTATGGCACTCTCTTCGCTGAGAACCCATCTGCAAAAATAAACCAAACAAAAAACAACTACATATGGGTAAGATAGGAAAAATCTCTACTATTAAGAAAGATTACAACAACTCTCAGTTGCAAACCATGCAAGGTGGTCTTGCACAAAAAGGTTTAACCAGGATCCCTGGAACAGGTGTATTTAAGTATCCTTACAAGGAACTTGATGGTCAGTACAGAACTGGATTAGATCCAAATGCTTCATACATCCGTAGGATGGGTGATAGTCTTGAAAGAGAAATGGAAGTTGAAAGAGTTACAGCACTTAAAAAGAAGCTTGAAACTGCTTTAGGTGATGTTGATTTAAGTCCTCGTTCTAGTTTCTGGAACTATGGATTGTCTACATCTACAGATGATACATTACATGTACAAGCAGTTAAGTTAATGGATGGTGATAACTACTTTGACTTTACTAATCCTTTTCAGGAGTTAGCATTTGCTTGGTTAAGAGTTCATCCAACAATTGCCTCTAGCTATCAGGCTTGGGAGCGTGGTGAAGTTCCTGCAGACACACAATTTTACGTTGCTGATGATGAAATTGAAAATGCAGTGATATTCAAGAAGAAACAATTGATCAACAAGGCTATTGTCAAGTTTGATGCAATGAGTCCTGAGAAGAAACGCAAAGTAGCAAGATTGTTAGGATTACCTGTTACAGAAGACACTAAAGAAGAATCTGTATACAATCAGGTAGATAACCTATTAAAACAAACAGAATTCAAGAATGGCAAACATGCTGGTTTAAACCCTGTAGAGGTGTTCACCAGATTTGCAGATATGAAGGAAAACTTACTCCATATTAAAGACTTGGTTAAGCAAGCTATTGCTCACTCAGTATATCGTTTAAAACCTAATGGTAAAGTGTACGAAGGTGAATTTGAGATTGCTAAGGATGAAGATGATTTAGTTAAATTCCTTGCTGATGAAGATAACCAAGACGAATTATTAACCTTGGAAGGAAAATTAAAAACTAAGAAAATAGCTTCTGTATGATACCCGTAGATAGTTTATTATATAAAATTGACCAGAAACTAAATAAACTATCGACTAACGAGCATCAACAAATCCAATTGGAAGATAAGATTTTAGCCTTGAATGAGGCTCAGATCAAGTTGATTAAACAGAAGGTTGACGGTCAAAACACAGTTTCTGGTTTAGGTCTTGATGCTTTTAAGAAGCGTTATGAAGACCTACAAAATCTGGTTGTAGATTACAATAAACAACCTCTTGATTTAACAATCAAGAATGCTGAATTAAATCAATGGTCGGCTGGACTAAATCAACTCACTCCAAAGTACATGTTCTATATAGATAGTTATGTACTTGCAGATAAGGGTTTGTGTAAGGATAGACAAATATGGATTAATAGAGACTTGGCTAAGCATAGCGATTTGCAATTCTGCTTAAACAATACCCATTACAAACCATCGTTTGAATATCAAGAAACGTTCAACCTACTAACTTCTGATGAGATTTCTATATTTACTGACGGTACATTCACACCTAAGAAAATATATGTATCGTACATGAGATACCCAGTGTATATTAATAAAACTGGATATGTTATGTTAGATGGACAGGACTCTTACGATCAAAACTGTGAACTAGAAACATACCTGGAAGATGAATTGTTAGACTTAACAGTTCAAAACCTAGCAATGTATACAGAGAATCAATCTGCAGTTCAAAGTGCTCAGTTTAGAATTCAGACAAACGAATAGTTATTTTCACAATTTAAATAAAATAAAATGGCTGATTTTTCATTAACTACCCTCTTCGTAGTTCCAGTAGGAAACACTCTACCTAGCTCTGGTTCTACGCAAAACTTGACCGCAGGTCAGTTTGGTATTTTTAGAAGCGATTACACTGTAGCTACTGCAGGTAACATTGCTGCTAAACCGTATTTCTATTTAGCTCAAGGTAGAGTTAACACTTATTTACAAGGTTCTAAGCGTTCTGATAAGATTGCTTCTAGCCAAGTTAGTGAGTGGTATAAAGTGGTTGGTAACCCAGTTGCTGCTAACCAAGTAACTGAAGTTGGTAACTTCAACGTTAAAGCTGGTGATGTTGTAACATTCACATTACGTGCTCATTCTTCTTACATTGACACATTGTATTTCAACGGTTTCACCCGTTCTATTACAGTTGTTGCTCCTTGTTTAGAGTGTGGTGGCGATCCTTGTGCAGATGTTGATGTTCCTGCTTTCATTGATCAAGCTATCTTAAAGTTTGAACAAGCTGCTCCAGGTAACAACCCTGACAACATTAGCTTTAACACATTCTATCAATTCCAAAGAGTTGGTAACGATGCTAATGCTAAATTAGTTATCAGTGGTAAACCTTTAACTCAGTATGGTCAACCTTGTGATGTTGCTGCATTCCCTTGGGAATACGATCGTATGTACTTCCGTACTTTCGTATACAGTGGACCAGCTACAACTGCTGACTTCATTGTTGCTGACAACTGTAACATCGTTGCTGAGGCTGTAGTTACTCAACGTGCTTCTTATGTATCTGGTACTTCAGATGAGATCAAGCAATTAGAGAAAAACTTCTATAGCTACCAAGCTGGTTACCTTAAGCATTTGTACAGAATGGTTGGTTACAACGAGAACTTTGAGTCTTGGGTAACTGATGGTACTACTTATGACACTTATTACATTAAGTTTAATGAGTATGACAAGTCTGCTTACAAGTGGGGTGATTACATCATCGAAGATAGTACTGTTATTCTTGCTATCCCTAGTGGTGCAACTGCTGCAATCGAGGCAATCTTAGTTGCTGGTTTAGGTCCTGTTACTGATGATAGCGGTCCTATCACAAGTACTACTTCTACTACAACTACTGTTTGGCCTAGTACTTCAACAACAACTACTTTGATTCCTTAATAGAATACAAGTAGAATCATATAACCTATGCCAGAGGGTGAGAGGATATTTCTCAAATCCTCTGGCATATTTATTTTAATGACATGACCTTAGATATACTGGTAATACCAACTTATAATACATTAACCTTAGGGGTGGCTGATGCATCAACTTATGATACAGATCCTCCTGTTGTAAACTCTCCAACTATTGAGATAACAATGCCTGGATTTGCACCTGTATCTTTGCCATTCAGTGTTAATGATTTTAATATATTTAATTCAGCCTCATTAGGACTTAGTGTTGTAGGAGCTCCTTTGATTCCTCTACCTGATGGAATCTATACATTAACATATTCTGTTGCTCCTGCATATCTGAACTATGTTACTAAAACCATCATTCGTGTTGAACAATTACAAGAGAAATTTGACAATGCTTTCATGAAGCTTGATATGATGGAATGTGATCTTGCTATCAAGACACAAGCTAAGGTTGACTTAAATAGTATATATTACATGATTCAAGGTTCTATTGCTGCAGCTAATAACTGTGCTGTAGACACTTCTAATAAGTTGTATATACAAGCAGATAAAATGCTTAATAATTTTATTAAAACCAATTGTGGTTGTTCAGGGAATAACTACATAATCAATTTCCACTAATATGGCAAACTGTAGAAACTGCGGTCTAAAGGTAGGTTGCGGTTGTCAATTAATTAATGGCTTATGTTCAGCCTGTAACAACAAGCTGAAGCAAGCAACTCAAAGAATAAAAAATGTTATCACCAAGGCTTACAAACTGTGTTGATTGTGCAACTATCCCTGCACTCTTAGCTGATATTGATTGCAAGTTGACAAGCTTGGCAAATAATCAATATAATAATATCGTATTCTCTTTAAACTATCCTGTGCCAGGAGTTGTAATTGGTGACTTACTAAATTATAAAAGGATATTAACTTACAAATATTGTAATCCTGAGTATTGTAGTCACTTTACTGTAAAGATGATAGCGAGTAAAGTAAAACTTTTAATTCATAAATAATTTATAAAATGTCTTGTACAAATTGTTATAACGGTTGTGTAGAGATTGTTTCTGATAAATGTGTTAGATACACAGGAGAATCTGTTCCTTCTTTAGAAATAGAATCTGGTGATAATCTTCTTGTTGTGGAACAATCTCTTATTAATAAAGTGGTTAGTTTCCTAGATGGAACAGGAATCTCTATCACTATAGGTTTGGATGATTATTGTGAACTAGTTACACAATATCTTCCTCCTTGTTTTCCAGAATGTGGAGATCCTTCTGCTTTAGATTTATTTACAGCTTTAGTAAAAGCTGCTTGTGATTTACAGGTACAAGTTGATGCTGTAGAAGCTGACATTGCTGTATTGAATGCAAACTATGATGTAGACTGCCTTACAGGTGTAACGTCATCTTCTGATACTCATGCTGTTGTTCAGGCTGTTATTACAAAGCTTTGTGACCTAGGTGTAGACCTAGCTGCATTAGCTCTTGATTTAGATACTAACTATGTAAAGCTTTCTGACTTAAACACTTTAATTCAAGCTTATTTAGATAGTCTTGCTCCTACACAGAACTATACAAAGATGGTTCCTTATACAGCTGTAGAATACTATGGTCCATTAGGATACTTTGATATCACTGGAGCAGGTATTGCTGCTGATGGGTTTGACAAAATCTACCTATGTAATGGCTTAAATGGAACTCCTGATAAAAGAGGACGTGTTCCTGTAGGTGCTATTGTTGGTGTAGGTGGTGGAGCTTTAGATGCTGCTGTTAATCCTATTTATGCTGGTAACCCTAACTATGCTCTTGGAGATGGTGGTGGTGCTAACAGTGTAATATTAAACAGTACACAAATTCCTGCACACTCACATCCTGTTACAGTTACTGACCCTGGTCACGTGCATGCTCCTGGTAGCTCTATTTTTAGAGGTAACAGAACTACAGATGACTCTGGTGGAACACAATGTGTGGCTACACAATTAACAAATAGTGACCCAGCACTCACTGCACCTGAATACACAACAAGTGCTAGTACAGGTATAAATGTAACTGTAGGTAATACAGGTGGTGGATTAGGTCATGCTAACATCCAACCTGTACGTGCGTGCTACTACATCATGTACATTCCTTCATAGATTAAATTAAATTATAATGGCTTGCGTACCTGGTACCCCTTGCTTTGAGAATACGGTAAATGCTTATATCCCTCAACAATGTGATAATGGTTGGGTTATTGATAGCTATCCTATCCCTACATCATACAGTCAATATGATGGACCAAACCTTCCTAATTCAGGGGTTAACACAAAAGATAATTTAAACGTTGTATTACAAAAGCTAGACAATAAATTAAGTGCTTCAGAAATAGCTGAAGCATTTATTGCAGCTGTTGTAAATGATCCAACGATAGCTGTAGCATTTTGTACATTGGTAAACCAGTGTATTAATATACCTACTACTACAACAACTACTACAGTAACACCAACAACTAGTACAACAACATCTAGTTCTACATCAACTACTACAACTACAACCACAGCAAGTGTTGCCTCACAACAAGGTCTTTCTTCAACTAATGAATTACTTCCATGTCAAGGTATTGGAGGTGGTGTATTAGTGTTTTATGATGGAAATATTGGTTTACCTTCAGCACCATTATATACAGATTCAGGACTAACGTTTCCATATAATCAAAGTTTCTTTGGTACTTATATTAGGTTATACTTTAATGGTGAATACAATCTATGTGTTATGAGTGGTAACGTTATTCAAAGTTACACACCTTGTCCTACAACAACTACAACAACTACAACAATTCCTTAATAAACCATAATATGACAGTATTAATTACATTAACAACAGCAGGTTCTTCAACAGGACCATTTAGTCTATATTCAAATGTAGATTCTTATTCTACACCATTTGAGACAGGTGTATCAAGATCTAGCCTACTGGCTGGATACACATCTGTATTAGTTCCAAACGGTACAACAACCGTTCGTGTTATGTCTACAGGAACCTGTACAAACTATACAGATATATCTATAGTGCCATGTACTACCACTACAACAACTAGTACATCTAGTACTACCACCACAACTACAACCACAGCTGCTCCATGTTTACAGATATATCTATATCCTGCAAATGCTAATGCATGTGACCATTTAGGAAGCTTAACACTGTTTGATGTGGACAACATTTTAGCTCCTACAAGACTTTGGGTAGCTGGTGAGTGTGGTGTAACTCCTGTAGTGGGAGGTAACCAATGGTACTCTCAAGGTGCTGGTGCAGATAGCTACCAAGTAGATAACGGTGGATTTATTGTTGCTACAACAGCGTGTCCTTAATATAAAATATCAAAAACCTTGTTTTGTTGGTTTTACAAGGTGTCCCCTGGCCTTTCTAGGCTGGGGGTTTTTGTTTAAACTCTAATCAAATTGATTAATCTATATAATTAAATTGGTTAATTAAATTTTGTAAATGTCAAAATTAGTTCGTACCTTTACACTAATTTTAACTAAATTAAACCATATATGTCTGAAAACCAGTCATTGCTACAACAGCTAGAAGAGATTCTACATTGGAAAAAGAGTAAACAATTCTATGCTGATAAGCTTGGAATTACAGAGTTTGAGGTGGATGAGTTATTAAAAGAATTAAGAAATCAAGAGAAGAGTGAGGAAGATGCTGAGGTTGGAAATTACATTGCTGAGCTAGAGAATGTAATAGTTAAGTTTACAGAGGACATCAGTAAGGGTGTTGGTGAGGTAGTAGCTAATTTTAGCGAAGAGGTTAAGAGCTTAGATGAACTTATTGAGAAGTGTCACATAGACACAGATAAGTGGGAAATAACTAAATATGTACAGAACTTCTGGGGGAATGGTGGAAATCCCCATTGGCAGGTTAAAGCCTGGCTAGCAAAGAAGTCTACAGAGCAAGTGTTTCAAGATAGCTTTGTGGACTTTTTAGCTTCATATCAGCCTGTTAGTCAGGAGGTTATGAGTCCTAAGTTTGACCCAGAGAGACCAAACGGTATGTTAGTTATCAACAAACAAGACTCTCATTTGAACAAATGGGATGTAGATGGTAATAACAATGTACTAGATAGACTGGCTAAGATTATGTATAAGGTGGAAGTGATAGCTGCACAAGCTCAACTTTCAAACAACCTAGAAGAAATTACATACATTATTGGCTCAGATGAGTTTAATAGTGAATACACCAATGCAACTACAAAAGGAACCCCTCAACAGAATACACATACATATCAAACTTCATTTGAGTATATATGTGACCATGAGGTATTAATGATTACAATGTTATTACAATACGCTAAACATGTTAATGTGGTGTATGTAGCTGGTAATCATGATGAGTTTGTAGGATGGCATATGGTTAACTGGTTACAAACGTATTTTAGAAATACAGACAGACTTACAATTGACAGCTCTCCTAAATACAGAAAGTATGTAAGTTATGGCAATTCAGCATTAATGTTCAATCATGGGGATGCGATTAAGCCAGCTAAACTTGCAGGACTATTCCCAATAGAATATAGAGATCAATGGTCATTCCACCATAACTTCTATATATTCACAGGAGATAAGCACCATGAAGTGAGTCATGATTTTAACGGTATTAAATTTTACCAAATTCCAGCTTTCTCAAATGCTAAGAGCCTTTGGGATGATAAGAATGGTCACACAATGTCTAAAGCAGAAGTGACAGCATTCTTAATCGATCAAGCTGAAGGAATGACAAATATATTCAAACAGTATTTATAATGGCAACTTTAAGGAAATTAGTTTCAGATGTGCGTGCAATGCACAAATTGTTATCAACAGATAACTTAATCACTGATAGAGTGGTTGCATCTGAGATTAAGAACAACACACTTTTATTAGTAAAACGTGAGACAAATCTCAGAAAGCTTTGGGCTACTGATACTTTGTTTACTACCATTCCTTGTTTGGAATTGGTAGAAGTTCCTATTTCTGAATGTTGTGATTATGTGGATCCTTGTACTGTTGCTAGAACAAAGTATAAACTTCCTCGTATATGTGAGGGTAATTATCAATACCTCATTCAAGGTGTTTATTCAATAAACGCTATGAGTGGGCAAGGCAAAAAGTTGAAAGAGACTACTATCAATAGATATTTAAATCTCTTAAAACTTCCAATCATCAAGAATGAGCAGTACTACTGGATTGCTAATGGAGGATATTTATATGTAAATAATCCTTTATTACAAGCTGTTAGAATTTCTGCTTTCTTTGAAGAAGATGTTCCTAATGAGATCATGTTTGCTGAGTGTTGCTGCAGTGATAATATTAATCTAGAAGACTATTGTAAAAATCCTCTAGATAAAGAATATGGCTGCCCTGGTTATTTAGAAAAGCAAGTGCTAGAACTGACATCTCAAAAGCTGTTATCAACCTACTTCAGATTGAAGACAGATCAAACATCAGATGGGGTGGATGGTCAAGCACCAAACACAACCAATGCAAACTAATGCGAACAAAAGTTGATTGGAGAAGCTCCAGTAAAGAAAACTACAATAATTTCTGTAAAAAGAACCCTTCCGTAAAAATCTCATTTGACCAATGGAGAAACATCATCTATTTGTATAATGAGAGCTTCAAGAACTATATTCTAGAAACTGGAGAGAAAGCCAAACTTCCTTTTGGATTTGGTGACTTCTCAATCAATAAGAAGAAGAGGAAGAAGATGAAACTGATCGATGGTAAGGAATATGTTAACTTACCAGTTGATTGGAAAAGATCTAAAGAGAAGGGTAAAATAATCTACAACTTTAATTACCATACTGAAGGATATTTCTTTGGATGGATGTGGTTTAGAGAATCAGCTAGATTCAAGAATATGAAACTCTGGTACTTTAAACCTTCTCGTACAACCTCTCGGTTGTTATCTCACTACCTAAAAACCAACGATCAATATCAACATATTTATCGTGAATGGAAAAAATAAAATAAATGTCATATTACTACAAGTATAACTTCATCTCCCCTGAGCCTGTCTATGCGACTGTGAAAGAAGAGTTTAAAAGCTACTTCGATACAGGTGCTGTAGATGATTTGTTATTTCCTACATACCTGGATAAATGTCTTAGGAAACTAGGAAGGTCTTCTTATGTTATTAGCGAACAGCTTCTATATATTGAGGATTTTGAAGCTAGACTTCCTGACAACTTCTTTGCTGTAAGAGAAGCTTGGTTATGTACATCAATCCCTGGCTATCCTTATCAAACAGCTAATTCATTCTATTCTCAAGCTGCTTCACAAACAACAATACAGGTGAGTCCTGTTATTTCTGGAGGAGCTCCTTGTACCAATCTAGAATGTACAACAGGTTGTCCTACGTGCATGCCTGAACTTATCCAAGCTGTATATAAGACTAATCAACAAGTGGCTGTAGAATATCATAGACAATACTTATTGAAACCAGGTAATATCTCTGTTAAAGCACATTGTGACCTACAGTGTGCAAACTTTGGTAGCTCTTCTGCAGATTCATTTGACATTAGAGATAACAAATTTGTTACTAATTTTAGAAATGGTGTAGTTCACTTAGTGTTCTATTCTACAGCATATGATGGAGTGGGTAATGAATTGATTCCAGATAACTATCGTATTAGAGAGTTTGTAGAAGCTTTCATCAAATACAAAATGATAGAAACGCTGACCAACCAAACTAATGATGAAACATTTAACCAGCTTCAAACAAAGCTTGCATACTATAAACAACAAGCTGATGAAGCATTCATCATGGCTGATATTGAGGTGAAGAAGCAAGATTCTTGGGCTAAGCAAAGAAGAATCATCCAAGACTTAAACAGATTTAATAGATTCGAACTACCAAATAGAAGTTACAGATATGGCTGGAGAAGAAACAACTAATATTAAACAAGAGTATAACAATGCTACTTCTGGTTTGAATCTGGATCAATCTGTAAATCAGATTGAGAAAGGTAAGCTTACGTATGCATTGAATGCTAGTGTTGAGAACTTTGACTCAGATTCTGTTAACTATCAGAATGAGCCAGGTAATGAGTTATGTCTAGACTTTCCTACAGGCTATCATTTAATAGGAACTCATTTCATTGGTGAACAAAACAAACATATATTCTTCTTAACTAATCCTGAAACAGGAGATAGCCAGATTGGATATATGGATAACAATGATTGTGTATACCGTATATACGTAAGTGCTAAATGTTTAGGTTTTGATGTAAAATATCCTATCCTTAAAGCTGTTCATAAGATTACCAATTGCACTACAGAAGTGTATTGGACAGATGGTCTTAATCCTAGAAGATACATAGATTTAAATAATATTCCATATAAGTTAGCTCCTACAGCTGATTTATGTGATCCTATTTATACTAATGAACTTGATTGTAATCAATTAAACGTTCAGCCTAATTTTAACATTCCTTCATTAGATGTAACTGATGTTACAAACGGTGGTGACCTCACTGCTGGTACATATCAGTTTGCCATCCAGTATTGTGATGCTGCTGGTAATCCCTACACATCTTTCTACTCTATTACCAATCCCACACCTATTGCTGATCCTCAAATTACTACACTAGATTTTAACTATCAAGTGGGTAAATCTATTATAGTTAGTGTTGGTAATCTAGATATTACTGGACAATTCCAATATTTCAATCTTGCTGTAATTAAAACAGTGAACGGTATACCATCTGTGGAATTAGCTGGAACTTATTTTATAGAAGATAGCACTAGAAATATAACTTATACAGGACAGAATGTTACACAGATTCGTCTTACTATTGATGATATATTTGAGAAATATCCATACTATGAGATAGCTCAAGACTTAACCACTGCTCAAGATATTCTTATCTGGGACAATCTTACCTCTGTAGATAGAATTAACTATCAATCAATTGCAACGCAAATTGATCTTAAATGGGAAACTTATAGAATCCCTAGTACAGAAACCTATGCTGATGAACTGAACGCTACAAACCTTAGAGGTTATCTAAGAGATGAAGTGTATGCATTTGAGATAGTTTTCTTGTTAAGTAATGGTAAACAAACAGATGGTTTCCATATTCCTGGTAGAATGATTACTGCTAACGAAGGTTCTCAACCAGATGTACCAAGCACTAATCCTGACTTTATTGGAGATGGTACAAGTGCACCTTATTGGAAGATTTACAATACAGGTTCTGTAACAGGATTTTCTCCTGGATATTCACCAAGTCAATCTTACAAAGGACCTTATCAATACGGTGAGTTTGCTTATTGGGAATCAACTGAAACCTATCCATGTAATGTAGATGTATGGGGTGATCTTGCTAGTCAACCAATTAGACATCATAAGTTTCCTGATGTACTTATAAGTCCTATATTTGAAAGTCCTACATATACACTAGGAGCAGGGTTTGCACCAGTGATGCAAAGTGATGCTGTATTCCCAATGGGTGTAAAGATTGATGTTCAACAAGTTGCATATTTGGTGTACGCATCTAATCTTACACAGGCACAGAAAGAAAGCATCATAGGATTTAAAATTGTAAGAGGAGATAGAAATACAAACAAATCTATTGTAGCTAAGGGTATTCTTAGAAACGTAGGTAAATATAAAAGAGAAGAAACAGAGTTCTACTTCCCTAACTATCCATATAACGATCTTAATAAGGATGAGTTTCTTCTTGATAATAATAATGCATATCTTGATCAATGTATTACCTACAATGTAATAGCCACTACAACATGTGTTATACAATACACTGATTGTTTTTCAAATACAACACAGATAGAAACACTAGTAGTTGGAACTACAAAAAAGATATGTTCTCTTAGTACTCTTTTGGTTATGAGTGGAACAGCTACAATCACTGTGGTTGTCTATAACACATATAATCTTACTAGTGCTTCAACAACTGTATTTCAATATCAAGATCCATTAACCACTGTATTTAAACAAATCACAGTGACGGGTAATGGTTTACAACAAGTAAATTCATTAGTGCTTCCTGTATACTTATCTGGAACAACTAGTTATAGTATTACAACAGATGCAACAAAGAACTCACTTTGTTATCCTAATAAGTTAGATGCGTTTGCTACAGATGAGTCTAAATACAGAATGATATTTAACTCACCTGAAACATCTTTTGGACAACCTTTCTTAGGATCTGTTCTTAAGCTTGAGAATGTTATGTTTGGTGCTGGTATAGCTCATTTTGTAGAGGTTAAGAAAAATGCTACATACAAACTTCTCACAGCAGAAGCTCAACAAGATGCCCTTAGATCTAGTGAAGTTATTGCTAATATAACAACACCATTCAGTGCTTCAGCAATGTTTGCTGCATATCAAGCCTATCTAACTATATACATAAATGGAATCACTAGAAGAAACTACGGATACTCATTTAACTCAATAGCTAGTTATGATTACAGTGGAGCAATTGATAACAATCTAGGTATCAAACAAAGACAACTAGATAAGTATCAATACGTTATACCAGGTGTACAATCTGTAAGTGACTTACATGATCTTAACAACTTTAACAGAGAATCATCTGTATATCTAAAGACAATTGACACTAGAGATGGTTCATCAGTGATACCTTTACCATTCCCTAATCAGACTCCTAGTCTTTTAGTTGGTGGTGTAAGTGGTATCTCTGATACATCAAGATTCACCATATCACAGAAGAACAACTGTTCTGTACCTGGTAAGAATGAAGCAATCAATGTAGTTTCTTACTATGGATCATTAAAGAACATCTTTGTTAATCAGTGGGGGCAAATCTATTCTTACAATACAATTGACACAGGATTTCAAGAAAGCATTGATATTAACAATATGATGTTTTCTACACCTAGATCAGCCACTATATTTGGCGGTGATACATTTATTAGTAAGTTTGCATTTAAAACTAAGCTTCCATTCTTTTTTGATGATAGAGTGAATGCTCCTGATGATAGTGATATATTCTATGATGAGATTGGTAATGTGGCTTATCCACAATACTGGCACTCAGCTAGATCTGTGTTAAGTGATTTTACATTAACTACGGGTGAGGTGTTAAAGAACATGATTTCTTATAAGGCACACAATTTTGATTGTCCTAATAACCAAGATCCTGCACCTCAATCAGCAACAAATCCTCCTGTAGTAAATCCTAATAGAACATTCTACGATGGTAAAATGTATATGTTTGCTTACGGTATTCCTTCTTTCTATTGTGAATCTTCTATAAATGTAGACTTACGTCAAGCATTTAATAGTTTAGAAGGTGACTTCTACCCACACGTGAGCTCGGGTATTCCTGATAACTGGTTACAAGAGTCTGTGGTTCCTATTGCTTTTGATAATACATATTATTATAATGTAACGTTTTCAAAGCAAAATAAAGAGAATACATTTACTCACCTACCTGCAGATTGGGTTGAGGAACTTTGTTATACTAAGTATCCATTTAGAGCTGTCTATTCAGACCCTCAAGATGCATATGCTGATAACAGGGTAAATAACTGGTTAAGTTATGGTGCTACATCATTCTTTGACTTCCCTCAAAACTTTGGTGATCTTGTATCATTAGATGGTATTCAGAATAAAGCTGTGTTAGCTAGATTTGAGAACAAGTCATTGTTATATAATACAATGCTTACAGTTCAAACTAGCAACCCACAAGCTGCTTATTTAGGTAATGATACATTATTTAAGAGTGCTCCTCCAATTGACTTTGCTGAAACAGACCTTGGATATGTAGGAGCTCAGAATAAGTTCTTGTTAAAGATTCCTCAAGGACAGATTACAGTAGATGCTAAAAGAGGACAGGTATTTTTAATTGCAGGTAATCAGGCTACTGACTTATCAGGGTTTGGTTCAGGACTTAATAAGTTCTTCACAGACCATTTAGCATTTGAAATCTTACGTTACTACCCTGAGGTAAACACAGATAACCATTATGATGGTATTGGTTTACATGGAGTGTTTGATAGCAAGTATGATAGGGTGATTATATCTAAGCTAGATTACATTCCTAATAGTAAAAACATTAAATATGATGCTGTTAAGCAAGAGTTCTATATAGAAAAAACTCTAGGTGAGAGCGTAATAAGAACAGTGGTGAGTGTTTATGACTCAGAGTACTTCTGTAACAAGTCATGGACTCTTTCATTTAGCATGAACACTAAGAGTTGGATTAGCTTTCATAGCTACATTCCTAACTTCTACATAGCAGAGAACAACTTCTTCTATTCTGGATTGAATGGTGGGTGTGACTTAGAAGCAATTGCTTTCTCTGAGATTCCTTGTATAACCACTACAACAACATCAACAACAAAAGATTGTAGAATAATAGGTACAGCAGTTGATCTATGTATAGATTGTACATTGATAGGAACAGCTTGTATAGATTGTACAATAGTTGGTACGGCTGTAGAACCATGTCCATGTGATATGTATGGTACAGCTGTAGAGGATTGTCCAACTACTACCACTACAACATCTAGTAGTACAAGTACAACAACTACCACAACCACTGTAGAACCTACTACAACGACTACTACCACTACAGAACCAACAACCACCACAACTACTACCACTATATGTACTAGTAGACCTGAAGGATTGACAAATTATGAATACTTCTTTACATATACACCTTCAGAAGGGGCTGAGCCAATTAACTACTCTGCAACATTAGAAAGTGCTTGTGATGCTTGTAATTGGTTAAAAAATAATTATAATTGGGGTGAAGGAGCTTGGATTGGTCAAAGTTCTACATTCGGTGTTGGAAGTTATGTTTATTTTGGAACATTTACTAATTGTGATGTATTATATGATGGATTTTATATAACAAACCACGAAACTTGTGAAATAACACAAATAGTTGATGGGTATATTGTAGCTATTACAAATTGTACTATAACTCCAACTACCACCACAACAACAACTGTGGAACCAACTACCACTACTACAACAACATTAGCACCTGGACCCACTACTACAACAACTACCAGCACAAGTACTAGCACAACAACCAGTACTTCTACTAGTACCACAACAACAACCACAACTTCTCCACCAGCACCAGATTGTACTCTAACTGATGGAACAGCTGTAGAACAATGTCCTTCGTAATTAATTAAGATATGTCTAAAGTAATAACAATAAGATTAACAAAGGCTGGCATTAGAACTGGACCGTTTAAGATTTCTGATAACTACGGAAATGTCTTAGGAACTAATATTCCTAAGAGCCAAGTTATTTCTGGAGTTACTTATTCGGTTAGTGATGCTGTTACGGTTATTATTATTGAATCTATAGGGAAATGTAAGACAAGATTACAAATGTCTATAGAGCAACTGTGTGTTGCAGATGTAGCAGCTATTGAGTTTGTACCTACAAACACCCCATCTTTATGGAGACATTTAACTAACACAACAATTTACAATATATTCTACGGAAACATAGAACCTTATATTATAGAATATCCATTTGCCTATCAGTATTATGATGAGATCTTACAGAATGTAAAAGATTACACAAAGGCATATAGATACCTCCCTATACCAGATGGTGTGTTTAATGATAACTCTAAAATAGAAACAAACACAGTTTATTTCAACAAAGCTATTTTATACAATGGACAACAGTCTTCTGGTGTACTAGAATTAGTTCCTAAACCAATAAACAACCTAAAGGAATACTTGAAGTATCCTATGTATAACGCTGATAGTAAGACGATTATGTTTACTAAATCAGATAATTTTTATCAATATAATACATTTTGGTCATTAGTTAAAGATAAATCCTTACCTTTGTTTGTAACAGGTTGTGACTCATTGTCTATAGATAAGGTTGTAAATCAACCAAATATGGATTATGGAAAGAGATCATTTAAGAAAGAACCTCTACGTGCAAAGGATTTAAAGGTGAGA